CGCCTATGGCGATGCCGACGTGATGCTCGCCGGGGGCACCGAGAGCCCGATCTGCGAAATCGGGATCGCGGGCTTCAATGCCTGCAAGGCGCTGTCGACGAAACGCGGCAACGACCCGCAATCGGCGTCGCGGCCCTGGGATGCGGATCGGGACGGCTTCGTGATGGGCGAAGGGGCCGGGGTCGTCGTGCTGGAGGAATACGAACACGCGAAGGCGCGCGGGGCCAAGATCTATGCCGAGGTGCTGGGCTACGGCCTCTCGGGCGATGCCTATCACATCACCGCGCCCTCGGAGGATGGCGAAGGCGGGTTCCGGTCGATGCAGGCGGCGTTGAAGCGGGCGGGGCTGAGCCCGGCGGATGTGCATTACATAAACGCGCACGGCACCTCGACGATGGCCGACACGATCGAGCTGGGGGCGGTAGAGCGTCTTCTGGGCGATGCGGTGGACAGTGCCACGATGTCGTCGACGAAATCCTCGATCGGTCATCTTCTTGGCGCGGCGGGGGCGGTCGAGGCGATCTTCTGCATCCTTGCCTTGCGCGATCAGGTGGCGCCGGCGACGCTGAATCTCGATGCGCCGCCGGAGGGCGCGCGGCTCGACCTCGCCGCCAAGGTGCCCGTGAAGCGCGAGATCAATGTGGCGCTGTCGAATTCGTTCGGGTTCGGGGGCACGAACGCCACGCTGGTGATGGGGCGTGGTGAGTCCTGATGTGGCGATCCATCGCGTCGAACGCGCTGACGCTGTTCATCGCCATCTTGCTGCTCGCAGGCGGTCTGGTGCTTTGGGGCCAGCGTCAATACACGACCTCCGGGCCTCTGGAGACCCCGATCTGCCTGCGGGTGGAGCCGGGGTCGACGATGACACGGCTGTCGCGGCAACTTGCCGATGAAGGGGCGATCTCGAGCCCGACGATCTTCCGGCTGGGGACGCAATATACCGAAAAGGCGCCGCTGCTGAAGGCCGGCAGTTATCTCGTGCAGCCCGGCGCGTCGATGAAGGACATCGTCGACACCATAACCCGCGGCGGACGCTCGACCTGCGGAACGGAGATCAATTTCCGCATCGGGATATCAAGCGCCGAGCTTCAGGTGCGCGAGGTCGATCCCGGCACGGGCCGCTATGTGGAGGTGCTCGCGTTCGATCCCGGTGCCGACAATATCCCGGATGCGTATGCAAGCTATCGGGATCAGGCCGATCTGCGATACCGGGTGACCCTCGCGGAGGGCGTGACCAGCTGGCAGGTTGTGGAGGAACTCGGCGCGGCGGATTTCCTGGACGGAGAGGTCGGCGAAATGCCGGCGGAGGGCTCGCTCGCACCGGACAGCTATGAGGTGAGTGCGGGGACGCAGCGTGCCGCATTGATCGGGCAGATGCAGGCGCGTCAGACGGCGCTGCTCGACGCGCTCTGGGCGCGGAGGGCGCGCGACCTGCCGATCCAGACCAAGGAAGAAGCCCTCATCCTCGCCTCGATCGTCGAGAAGGAAACCGGGGTTCCGGAAGAGCGGCGCCGCGTCGCCAGCGTCTTCACCAACAGGCTTGAACAGGGAATTCGGCTGCAGACGGATCCGACGGTCATCTACGGTCTGACCAAGGGGCAGGCCTCGCTGGGCCGGGGGCTGCGCCAGAGCGAGTTGCGCTCGGACACGCCATGGAACACCTATGTCGTCGACGGGCTTCCGCCCACGCCGATCGCCAATCCTGGCCGGGCCGCGATAGCGGCGGTGCTGAATCCGGAGAAGACGGATTTCCTCTATTTCGTGGCCGATGGTTCCGGTGGGCACGTGTTTTCCAAGACGCTGGCCGAGCACAACAGGAATGTCGCGCGGTGGCGGAAGATCGAGGCGGAGCGGAAGGCGGACTAGGTGGAAGGCGCCTATTAACTGTCTGTTAATAATAAACTTCTTGACTCTGCGCACGGTCTCAGATATACCTTCAGGCAAGCTGGACGACATGGGTTAAGCGGCACGGGTTCTTCCCGGTGCCGCTTTTTCATGTCCTCCCCTGCGGCAGTCAGGAGAGGCGGGCAATCACGGCATGACAACAATCAAGGCCCCGGCAGCGGGCGACGCGGCGGACCGGGCATTGCTTGAGGAAGCCGAGGAACACTACAGGCGCACCATCCGCGCCCTCAATGAAATCATCCAAGAGGTCGAAGCCGGAAACAGCGAACGCGCCCGGATGTTGCGCGGTGCGCTCACGGATCTCGGCAAGGCGGCCCAGACAGCATTCGACGAAAGGTTGCGTGTTGAAAAGCGTCTCAGAGAAAGCTCTGGCTTTGCCGGAGACTATTCCCTCGATCTTGCCGAAGCCCGGGCTGAGATCGGGCGCCGATTGGATCGCCTGCGCACCTCGCGAGGATCAGACGGAATTCCTGCAGGGGCTGGATGACGGCGTCCTTCTGGCGTTGCCCTATCTGTTCGAGTTCTGGGCCCTGCCGCACCAGATCCCGCCGGAGGGGGACTGGCGCTCCTGGGTGGTGCTGGGTGGCCGCGGCGCGGGCAAGACGAGAGCGGGTGCGGAATGGGTGCGCAGCGAAGTCGAGGGCCCGCGTCCGACCGATGCCGGGCGGTCTCGGCATGTCGCGCTGGTGGGAGAGACGGTCGACCAGGCGCGCGAGGTCATGGTGTTCGGTGAAAGCGGCATCCTCGCCTGCTCGCCGCCCGACCGCCGACCGCGCTGGGAGACCACGCGGCGCCGTCTCGTCTGGCCGAACGGTGCGGTGGCGCAGGTCTTCTCGGCGCATGATCCGGAATCGTTGCGCGGGCCGCAATTCGATGCTGCCTGGGCGGACGAGCTGGCGAAGTGGAAGAAGGCGGAAGAGGCCTGGGACATGCTGCAATTCGGGCTTCGGCTAGGCGCCGTGCCCCGGCAATGCATTACCACCACGCCGCGCAATGTCGGCGTTCTGAGATCGATCCTCGCGAACCCCTCGACGGTGGTCACGCATGCGCCGACTGAGGCCAACAGGGCCAATCTTGCGGCCTCGTTCCTGGAAGCGGTCCGGACCCGCTATTCGGGCACGCGCCTCGGCCGGCAGGAACTGGACGGGGTGCTGCTGGAAGAGGCGGAGGGGGCGCTCTGGTCCCTTGCCGGGCTGGAAAGCGCACGGATCGACGAGGCGCCCGCGCTCGACCGGATCGTCGTGGCGGTTGATCCGCCGGTGACGGGCCATGGCGGGTCTGACGCCTGCGGGATCGTCGTCGCAGGCGCCTGTACGCAGGGGCCGCCGCAGGATTGGCGGGCGGTGGTGCTGGAGGATGCGAGCATCGGCGGCGTCGCGCCGACGGTCTGGGCCGGGGCGGCGATCGCGGCGATGGAACGGCATGGGGCCGACCGGCTGGTGGCCGAGGTCAATCAGGGCGGCGACCTGGTGGAGAGTGTCATCCGCCAGATCGATCCGCTGATCCCGTTCCGGGCGGTGCGGGCCGCGCATGGAAAGGTGACGCGCGCCGAACCGGTCGCGGCCTTGTACGAGCAGGGCCGCGTGGCGCATCTGCGCGGGCTCGGCGAGCTGGAGGACCAGATGTGCCGGATGACGGCGCGTGGCTATGACGGGCGCGGCAGCCCGGACCGGGTGGATGCGCTCGTCTGGGCGATTCACGAATTGCTGATCGAACCGGCCGCCAAGTGGCGGCGGCCCCGCGTCCGCAGCCTTTGAAAGCAGAGATACCGCCCTTGCCGGCGGCAGACGACATCAGCGTCGGACACGCCCGCGGATCATCCGCGCGGCGGGTCTTTCGCGCGGCCCCTCGACGGGCAGCGACAGCGGAAACCGGAGGAACTTTGCCCATGAAACTGAACATCTTCAGCCGCGCGGCGCGCAAGGCGCCGGAGGCAAAGGCATCGGCCACCGGGTCGGTCATCGCCTGGGCAGGTGCGGGTCGCGTGGCCTGGAGCCCGCGCGATACGGCCTCGCTGATCCGCAGCGGATTTGCCGGAAATCCGGTCGGATTCCGGGCGGTCAAGCTGATTGCCGAGGCGGCGGCGGCCTTGCCGCTGATCTGTCAGGATGCCGAGCGCCGCTACGAGACCCATCCCTTGCTCGACCTGATCGGCCGGCCGAACCTCGCCCAGGGCCGGGCCGAGCTTTTCGAAGCGCTCTATGGCCAGTTGCTCCTGTCGGGAGACGCCTATCTCGAAGCGGTCGGCTGCGAGGGCGGATTGCCGTTCGAGCTTCACGTTCTGCGGTCTGACAGGATGCGGCTGGTTCCGGGGTCCGATGGCTGGCCGATCGCCTACGAATACTCGGTCGGTGCGCGAAAGCACCGCTTCGACATGACGGGGCTGTTGCCGCCGATCTGCCATATCAAGAGCTTTCACCCGCAGGACGATCATTACGGTCTGTCGCCGATGCAGGCCGCGGCCACGGCGATCGACGTGCACAATTCCGCGTCGCGCTGGTCGAAATCGCTGCTGGACAATGCGGCCCGGCCATCGGGTGCGATCGTCTATCACGGCGGGGACGGGCAGGCCGCGCTCAGCGAGGAGCAGTATTCGCGCCTGCAGGACGAGATGCTGACCTATCACCAGGGGGCTGCCAATGCCGGGCGGCCGATGCTTCTGGAAGGGGGGCTCGACTGGAAACCGATGGGCTTCTCCCCGTCGGACATGGAGTTCCAGAAGACCAAGGAAGCCGCCGCCCGCGAGATCGCGACCGCATTCGGCGTCCCGCCGATGCTGCTCGGGATTCCGGGCGACGCCACCTATGCGAATTACCAGGAGGCCAATCGCGCCTTCTATCGTCTCACTGTCGTCCCGCTCGTGGCCAAGGTCTCGGGCGCGGTTGCAGATTTCCTTGGCCGGTACGTCGACTCGCCGGTCTCGCTGAAACCCGATCTGGATCAGGTGCCCGCCCTGGCCGCCGAGCGCGACACCCAATGGAACCGCATCGCGACGGCCGATTTCCTCACCGAAGACGAGAAACGGGCCCTGCTGGGGCTTCCGAAACGACCGGAGGGTACATGAACACGACGTCAACCGAACGTTCGGGCTCGCGCTTTCTTTACGCGCCATTCGAGGTGGCGAATGCGCGGATCGAGGCCAGCGAACGTGTCATGGATGAGAGGTGGACCGCACTGGAATACCGCCTCAAGCGCATCGAAGAGATGCTCGACCAGATCGAGAAGCGAATGTGGCTGACCGTCTACGGGATTGTCGCCGTGATCCTCGCCGAGGGGGTGGCCTCCATCCTGTCGGCAATTTCCCAAGCATAACAGAAGGGAATTTCCGGATGATCAAATTCGATACCGGTCTTGGGCTGGAGCGCAAGTTCTGCCAGCCGGAGGCGCCGCTTTCCGTGAAGGACGGCGCCGTGATCGAGGGATATGCCTCACTTTTCGGGGCGACCGACGAGGGGGGCGACATCGTTCAGCCGGGCGCCTATGGCGCCAGCCTGAAACGGCTGGCGACGGAGGGACGACGGGTCAAGATGCTTTGGCAGCACGACCCGACCGAGCCGATCGGAATCTGGGACGAGGTGCGCGAAGACGGCCGCGGGCTGTTCGTCAAGGGCCGGATCCTCTCCGAGGTCGCTCGGGGACGCGAGGCCGCCGCACTGGTGGCCGCGGGCGCAATCGATGGCTTGTCGATCGGCTATCGAACCAAGCGCGCCGCGAAGGATGCAAGCGGGCGCAGGCTGCTTGCGGAGCTGGAGCTCTGGGAGGTGTCGCTGGTGACCTTTCCCATGCTCGCCGATGCGCGGGTGGCCGCCAAGGCGGACGAGACCGCCGAGGGGCTTTTGCGCGACTTGGCGGAGGCCTTCGCGGGCGCCCGCCGCGTGCTGGCCGAGGGCTGATGCTCGAAGGCCCGCAAGGACCGATCTCAGACAGGAAGAGTGACATGAGCAAGACCGAGACCAAGGCCGGCGGGTTCAACGAGCCCGCGACCGAAGTGAAGCAGGCCCTGAGCGGTTTTCTGAGTGATTTCAGAGACTTTCAGGCCGACATGAAATCCAGGTTGCAACAACAGGAAGAGCGACTGACCATGATGGACCGGAAATCCCAAATGACCGCCGCGGGGGCGGCTGCGCGCCCCGCGCTGTCGCGTGCCGCCGAGATCGAGGCGCCTCATCAGAAGGCCTTTGCCGCATATCTGCGCACCGGCGACGACGACGGCCTTCGGGGTCTCGAGATCGAGAGCAAGGCGATGTCGTCGGCAGTGGCCGGCGACGGCGGTTATCTGGTCGATCCCGAGACCGCCGAGTCGATCAAGTCGGTCCTGAAGTCCAACGCCTCGATCCGCGCGATTGCGCAGGTCGTGACCGTCGAGGCGACGTCCTATGATGTGCTCGTCGATCATTCCGACGTCGGATCGGGCTGGGCCAGCGAGACCGCGACCCAGGTCGAGACCGACACGCCCCAGATCGAGCGGGTGACAATTCCGCTGCACGAGCTTTCCGCAATGCCGAAAGCCAGTCAGCGCCTGCTCGACGACAGCGCCTTTGACATCGAGGGCTGGCTCGCCGGCCGCATCGCCGACAAGTTCGCCCGGGCCGAGGCGGCTGCCTTCGTCTATGGCGACGGCGTGGACAAGCCGAAGGGATTTCTCGCGCATCCGATCGTGGCCGAGGCCGATTGGGACTGGGGCAGCATCGGTTATGTCGCGACGGGGGCGGACGGCGATTTTGATGCGATCTCGCCGGCGGACGCGATCCTTGACCTCGTCTATTCGCTGGACGCCGAGTACCGCGCCAATGCGAGCTTCGTGATGAACTCCAAGACGGCGGGTGCCGTGCGCAAGATGAAGGATGCGGATGGCCGCTTCCTGTGGTCCGACGGTCTGTCTTCGGGCGAGCCGGCGCGGCTCCTGGGCTACCCGGTTCTGGTTGCCGAGGACATGCCCGACATTGCGCCCGACACCGTGGCGATCGCCTTCGGCGACTTCCGCGCGGGCTATACGGTGGCCGAGCGCCCCGATCTTCGGGTGCTGCGCGATCCCTTCTCCGCCAAGCCGCATGTGCTGTTCTACGCGACCAAGCGCGTGGGCGGCGACGTGAGCGATTTCGCGGCGATCAAGCTGCTGAAGTTCTCGGTGTCCTGACGGCCCGACCGGAATGCCGCCTCCGGGTGACCGGGGGCGGCAAGACGCGCGCCGGATCAGATCCGGTCTGTCCAGCTGTTCCCTCCGTCGGGGTGGACCGGTCCGGCGCGCGTCAGCCGATGCGCGGGGGACGAGCGGAGAGATGACGACATGATGCTGATCGAGCGGACGGCGGTACCCGCCGCGGCGTTGCCATTGGCGCGCTTCAAGGAACATTTGCGCCTCGGCACGGGCTTTTCCGATGACGGAACCGAGGACGTACTGCTCGAAGCGTTGTTGCGGGCGGCAATGGCGGCAATCGAGGGACGCACCGGAAAGGCGCTTATTTCGCGCGAATTCACCTGGGTCCTGGGCGATTGGCGTGGCCTTGACGGACAGGTTCTGCCCGTGGCTCCGGTTGCGGCCGTGATGGAAGTGCGGATCGTCGATCGCGCCGAGGGTGTGGCCGTTGTCGCTCCGACCGCCTACCGGATCGAGCCGGACACGCACCGGCCGTCTCTGGCCGGCAACGGAACGCTTCTGCCCACGATCCCGACCGGGGGCCGGGTGGAGATTGATTTCGAGGCCGGGTTCGGCGCCGCCTGGGAAGCGGTTCCGCCCGATCTTGCGCAGGCGGTCTTTCTGCTGGCGGCGCATTACCACGAGAACCGGCAGGAGACCGTGCTGGGCCAAGGTGCGATGCCGTTCGGGGTGAGCGCCCTGATCGAACGGTGGAGGCCTCTGCGTCTCACGGCGGGAGGCTCGCTATGAAAACCCCGCCGATCCTCAACCGCCGACTGCTTCTCGAGGCGCCGGAGCGCGTCGCGGACGGTGCCGGCGGATTCATCGAAAGCTGGGTCGTGAAGGGTTCGCTCTGGGCCGAGGTTTCGCCGCGCACGGGTGGCGAGAGCGCGGGGGAGGAACTGACGCTCTCGCGCGTTCCATACCGGATCATCGTGCGGGCCGCCCCCTATGGCGCGCCGTCCCGTCCCCGCCCCGGTGAACGTTTTCGCGAAGGGCCGCGGCTGTTCCACATCCTGGCGGTGACCGAAGCCGAGCGCCGCGCGCATTACCTCACCTGCTTTGCCGAAGAGGAGAAACCGGCATGAGCTACGGTGTCGCCGCCGCCCTTCAGGCGGCCGTCTATCAGCGCCTGGCGGCGGACCCTACGCTTGCGGACCTGATCGGAGAGGCGATCTACGACGTGGTCCCGACGGCCGAACTTCCGCCGACCTATGTCAGTCTCGGACCGGAAGACGTGCGCGATGCCTCCGATAAGACTGGGGCAGGTGCGCTGCACTACCTGACCATCACCGTTGTCACCGAGGAGGCCGGCTTTGCCCAGGCGAAGGCGGCTGCCGGGGCCATTTCCGACGCGCTGACGGATGCACCCCTCGTGCTCGATCGCGGCCGCCTGATCGGAATGTGGTTCGATCGGGCGCGGGCGCGCCGGGTCGGGGCAAAGGATCAGCGCCGCATCGACCTGCGGTTTTCCGCGCGGGTCCAGGACGACTGAAGACATTAGCTGGAGTGATCGAAATGACGGCCCAGAACGGCAAGGACCTTCTCATCAAGCTCGACCTGACCGGAGATGGCCAGTTCGAGACCATCGCGGGGCTGAGAGCCACCCGCATCAGTTTCAACGCCGAGCAGGTGGACGTGACAAGCATGGAGAGCGAGGGAGGCTGGCGCGAACTCCTGGCCGGGGCGGGGGTGAAATCCGCCTCGATCTCGGGATCGGGCGTCTTCAAGGACGAGCAGACCGATGCCCGGACGCGGCAGGTCTTCTTCGAAGCCGAAACGCCGGCCTTCGAACTCGTGATCCCGGATTTCGGCGTGGTTTCCGGGCCGTTTCAGGTCAGCAGCCTCGAATATTCGGGAACCTATAACGGCGAGGCCACATACGAGCTTACGCTGTCTTCGGCGGGCGTCCTCGGCTTCGTGGCCTTCTGACCATGACAAATCCGCATGCAGGAGAAGTCGCGCTGATCGTCAACGGCGAGCGGCAGGTTCTGAAACTCACGCTCGGTGCGCTCGCCGAACTCGAGGCGGCACTTGGGGCCGAGACTCTGGTCGAGCTCATCGCCCGCTACGAGGACGGCAAGTTCGCCACGCGCGATGTGCTCGCGCTGTTGCTTGCCGGGCTCCGGGGGGGCGGCTGGAC